CCTCATTTTACACAATTTTCCCTGACATCTCACGCACGCAAAAAGGACGGTGAAGAAAATGCCACGGGCAACAAGTGCAAAGGTAACGAAGAAACATTTAACCAAGGAAGAAAAAGCAACGCGGCTTGCGGTAGAAAACGCATTTACGGATAATGCGGAAATCGTCGCACCGTCGTATTTGAACGAAGCACAGCTTGAAGTCTTTAACTTCATCACTGAAGTATTACGTAAAGCGAATGTATTGAGTACGCTCGACACGGTGACGATTACACAAGCGAGTGTTGTTATTGATATGCTGAACAACTCGAACAAGACAGTAGCGGATAATCCGTCGCTTGCCCTTGACGGCATGTTCACACAGAACATGGAACGACTCACACGGACGTACTTGAAGTTGTGTGACGCGTTATGCTTATCGCCACAGAGCCGGGCTAAAATGGGGGCTTTGATTGCGAATAAAAAGAAAGAAGAAACGGATCCGTTAATGAACGTACTGAAGGGCGAAGCAAATGAATAAGAAGCACCCGGCATACATGTACGCGATGAATGTTGCCGAAGGACGAATCAACGCACCGAAGTACGTCAAGATACAGGTAAAAGAGTTCTTGAAGATTGCGAATGATAAGGACAAAACGTACAAAATTGACGAGAACAAAGTCCGAACGATTGGCGAATTGTTAAAGCTGATGATAATGCCGAAGGGGTTAAAGGCTAACAGCACGGTACATGATTCGCTAGCGGGGTTTCAATGGTTTTTTATTATTGCCATTCTGTGTACAGTCGAAAGAGAGAATACAGAAAAGCGAAGATACGAGAACGCTATACTGGAGATTTGCCGTAAAAACGGTAAGACCTTCATTATTGCCGTTCTTTTTATTTTGCTCTTCTTCATAGAGCCAAAATTCTCAAAGTTTTATTCCGTCGCACCTGACGGCAGTTTGTCGCGAGAAATTAAGACGGCGATAGAAGAAATACTGCGGAGTAGCCCGGCTATGTTAGGCAAGATGAACGGCAAGGAAAAGTTCAAGATACTCCGGGATTATATTCACTGTAACATCACCGAAAACCGATACACGCCGCTCAATTATTCTACTGGTAGATTAGACGGTAAACTTCCCAGCGTGTTCTTAGTGGACGAAACGGGAGCGTTACCGAACACATATGCTATTGAAGCCATGCGAAGCGGTCAGTTGACTATCCTCAATAAGCTCGGTTTTATTATCTCAACCAAGTACCCAACGCTCAACAACCCGTTTGAAGATGAAGTCGATTATGCGAAGCGTGTCTTGAACGGTGCTGTTGATGATGACAAGGTATTCGCGTTGCTCTATGAGCCTGACGATACAAAGGGTTGGGCAACGAATGATGAAGTTCTGGAACAGGCGAACCCGTTAGCGTTGGAAGTGCCTGAAATCATGGACGACCTCAAGGCGAAGCGACAAGTAGCCATAGAAATCGAAAGCAAACGGGAAAACTTCATTACTAAGCACTGCAATATCATATACAGCGGAGCGGGGTCAGAGTCCTATGTGAACATTGCCGACTTGCAAAAAGGGGCAGTCGACGGGATTGATTGGCAAGGGCGTGAAGTATTCTTGGGGGTTGACTTGGCAATGACTACCGACAATTGTGCCGTTGCCATGGTTGCTTATGACGAGGACGAGGGCAAAGCCTTTATGGATTCAGTCGCTTTTATCCCTGAAGATAGAACGGACGAGAAGTCGAAGCTCGAACGGATTCCGTATCGCGACTTCATTAATGCGGGGTTTTGTATCCCGTGTGGCAATCGTACGGTAGATTACGGGGCAATTGAGCGGTACATACTGGAGATTGAACAGAAGTACGGAGTAACGGTTATGGGAATCGGCTATGACCGGTACAACGCACTGTCAACGGCTCAGAAGCTAGAAGAAGCGGGGTACACCTTGGTTGAGATTAAACAGCACTCGAGCGTACTACACCCGGCAACAAAGTGGCTTGCCGAATTAATCGCCGAAGGGAACCTTGAGTACGATAAGCATAATAAACTGCTCGAAATCAACTTTGAAAACTCTCGGTGCGTGTACGATACGAACATGAACCGATACGTAAACAAGAAAAAATCCCGCGGAAAAATAGATATGGTCGTGGCTGGTATAAACGCTATGTATCTACTTCATCAGAATTATATGCTGAATAACACACTGGATTGGGTAGTACAAATTTAATGAAAGGGGGTGAAATCCTTTGGATATAGTAAAAAACTTCTTCGGAACGGAGCAAAGGGCTGAAGATAACGAATTTATTGACATGGCTGAAGATATAGACTTGAGCCTACCGTTTTATGATCAGAACACGAGAGTAACACGGCAACAGGCTTTGTCCGTTCCCGCTGTTGCGAGTGCATTGTTCTTGATTAGCGGTATAATTGCAGGGATTCCTGTTAAGCTTTACAGGCGAGAAGGAAAACAAATAGTCGAAGTATCCGACGACCCTCGCATTAAGTTACTGAATGTAGAAACGAATGCCGTACTCGGAGCGTTTGAGACTAAGCAATCCATGCTGAATGACTTAATCATGGAAGGGTCTTGCTATTGCTACATAGGCAAGAAAGGCAATAAAGCGGAGTCCTTGCAGTACGTTCCGAATTACAGAGTGGCGGTTATTGACAACGGCAGACTCATTAATCGGCAAGTATTCTACTTAATCGACGGGCAGAGATACGACGAATTCAACCTTGTAAGGGCGGTGCGAAACTCAACCGACGGAGTACGAGGTCGCGGACTTCTTGACGATAACAATATGCAGATATCAAGCATGTACAATGCCTTGGTGTATGAGAACGGAGTCATCAGTAAGGGTGTTCGCAAAGGTTTCTTGAAGTCCGAGGGACGGCTAACCGTCAAAGCTCTTGAAGCCCTGAAACGGGCATGGCGATATATAACTTCCAAGCGCGGACAGAATGGCGTTATTGTTCTCAATAAAGGTATTACGTTTGAATCTGCGGACAGTACAGCCGTAGAGAACCAGCTGAATGAGTCGAAACAGACGAACGCGGACTTGGTGTATAAGTTATTCGGCTTTACTGCTGATACCTTTACTAATGAAAAGGCGTTTAATATTTTCATCAAGACGACTGTCATGCCGATTGTTAACTGCTTTACGGAGTCAATCAACAGGGCATTGCTACTGGAAGATGAGAAAGGCACGTATTATTTCAGTCTGGATATGAACGATTTACAGAAAGCGGACATGTTGACCCGTTTCAATGCTTACAAGACGGCTCTTGATAGTAACTGGATTAGTGCCGATGAAATCCGACAACGTGAAGACTTATCGCCCATGGGTATCGACTTCGTCAGCATGAATCTCGCAAATGTATTCTATTACCCCAAAGATAAGAAGGTATACACGCCGAACACGGGTATATTAAGCGACTTAAACGATTTAAAGCCGCAGAAAGGGGGTGAAAACAATGAAGATTGAAGTACGTAACGGAGCGGTTAACATTGAAGGCTACGTAAATGTTACGGAACGCTTGAGTAAGCCGATTAGAGACGTTCGCGGGCAGTTTTTGGAGCGGGTTGCAACGGGAGCATTTAATTCCGCATTGCAACGCAATGACAATGTAGAATTACGCTTTAATCATGGGCGAAAGCTCGGCGACCAGAAGGACGGGTCGCTTGAACTCCGTGAAGACAACATCGGTTTATACGCTAAAGCGACGGTAACGGATACGGAAGTCGTTAAGCTTGCCGAAGAGCGACAGCTAAAAGGGTGGTCGTTCGGCTTCCGTAAGCTTGAAGATGAGTGGACAAAGGCTGACAACGAGCCTGAAATTCGAACGCTTAAGGCTATCGACGTGAGTGAAGTCAGTATATTAAGCGTCAATCCCGCTTATATCGCGACTTCTATTACAGTCAGAGCCGATGACGGCGAAGAATTAACCGAATGCCGTGCGAACGACTCGGCAACGGGTGTCGTTCAGTACGATATCGAAAAAAGGGAAGCGGACGAAAAGCCGAACGAAGCCTTTCATGAAGTAATTGAAAACCTCAAGAAGTAGCGGTTGCCATTGCAATCGCTTTTTTGTTATTCAAAGGAGAAAAACACATGAATTTTAAGAAATTAATCGAAAAACGCAACGATTTAGTTGCACAAATGGACGAGCTGGTCAAGGTAGCCGACACCGAAACAAGAGCATTGAATGAAGAAGAAACTAAGAAATTTGAAGAATTACGGGCTGAAGTTGCCAATATCGATAAGACTTTGGAACTCGCAAAAGAAGAACGCTCGATGATGAACACGTCTGAAGATAAGAAAGCCGAAGTAACGGGCAAGGAAAAAGAACAGGCTGAAGAACGTGCGTTTGCCAACTTCTTGCGTACCGGGGCAACGTCCTTCAATGACGTGGAAACGCGTTCTGACGTGAATCTTGGTAAGGGTGATAACGGGGTCGTAGTTCCGGCTACAATCGCGGCAAGAATTATCAAAACCGTCAAGAATATCGCTCCGATTATCCAGAACTCCGATTTTTACGACGTAAAAGGCGATTTGGTCTTTGTCGTTGACGATGAATCCACGACTAAAACGACTTGCAATTACGTTGCAGAGTTCCAAGAATTGGAATCGACAAGCGGTAAATTTAAAGCCGTTACGCTTAAAGGCAACATCGCTGGCGTTCTTGTGAAGGTATCTAAGTCTTTAATCAACAATGCGGGATTCGATATCGTTAATTACGTTGTAACGAAGGTAGCCGACTCTATTGCTCAGTTCCTCGAAGGCGAAATGATTAACGGTACAACCAAGATTGAAGGCTTGTTGAACGGTAAACAGGTCGTAACGGCGGCAGGGGCAACGGCAGTAACTGCTGATGACCTCATCGACTTACAGCTCAAGGTACCGCAACAGTACCGCGGCAACGGTTGCTTTATCATGAACCCTAAGACGTTCGCCGCATGTGCGAAATTAAAAGACGGACAGGGGCAGTATTTGCTCAATAAAGACATTACGGGAGCATTTGGGTACACGCTCTTGGGTCGCCCTGTATTCGAATCGGACAATATGCCCGAAGTAGCAACGAAGAAAGCGGCAGTCGTATTCGCTGACCTCAAGGGATATGCAACGAAAATCAGCGGCGACAGTGCCGAAATCACAATTCTTCAAGAACGCTTCGCAACGCAGTACGCAGTTGGCGTAGCTGGATACGTTGAAGTAGACGGCAAAATCGTTGACCAGCAACGAATTGCAGTCCTTAAAATGGCGTAATGATAATGAGTTGGGCGGGGCGGCAATGCCCCGCTTCAATGAAAGGTGGTGACATGTATGAAGGTAAGCGAATTAAATAGGGATACAGTCGCAAGTTTCATACGTGCTGACGTAACTCCGTCGACTTCGAATATTCTTGATATGACGTTACGTGGGGCGATCGCCTACTGTTCTTCGTATACAGGACTTACGGAACAGGCTCTTGACGAGTATGAGGATATGACGCTTGCCGTACTGGCGTTGTGTGCTGAGTTCTACGACAACCGCACATATACCGCGGTAGAAAGTGCGGTAGTAAATCCGACCACTCAAGTTATTCTTGATAAGTACTCAATAAACCTGATAGAGGGGTGCAGTCATGTATCGTAAGGGAAGGCTTAGCAGTCTGTTACAACATGAAGCGGAAATCCATGCTAATCGTAAGAGTACGACGATGAACGAATTAGGGCAATACCCTATAGAAGATACAGTCATCGGTCGCGTGTGGTGCGGAGTGCTGCCACAAACAGGGAGCTTGCTCAACGGACGTGCCGCGGATACGACGCTTTCAAAAACAACGCATAAAATTGTGTGCCGCTACCGTGATGACATTACGCCTGATATGTGGCTAATCATCGACGGAAAGCGGTATAACATACTCTATACCATGGACCCGTATTTGAATCATGAACGGCTCGAAATCTTCACAGAGGTCGTAATATGAGTATCGACGTACAGTACGAAGGACTCAGCGAATTATCGCATGACCTTTTAGACCTTGCGGCAAACCAGTTTCCAAAGGATACTAAAAACTTCTTGCAACGAGCCGGGAACAAGTTGAAGGCAAGAGCAAGAACGGCTTACAAGAAGGAAACGAAAACGGGAACGAAGAATCTTATTAAGGGTCTGAAGCGTGATAGAGCCTACAAGTACGGCAAAGACGAGTGGCAAGTAAGGGTCAAGAACACCGCTCCACATGCGTGGTTAATTGAGCATGGTCACGTTATGTTAGGGCATAAAGCCCAAGGGAAACCGAAGTTAATCGTAGGCAATACAGGGGAAGCGTTCGTACGAGGGAAAAACATAATGGGCAAGGCTCGCAATTCCTTCCCGCCTGAGTATTACGAACTTGCGGAAGAATTTATCGATAAGATGTTGAATGAGAAAGGACTCGGCTAATGATAACAGCAATAGACATTATAAGGGCGTTTACGGTACAGTGCCGCGACTTGTTAGGGTGCGACGTGAACGACCGCGATATATCAGAAGGCTTTGAGCGTCCTTCATTCTTCATTGAAATCGTAGACTTTCGCAATGAAGACATAGGGCAAGAAATCCGCGGCGACTCATTGAACATGTACATATACTACTTCAATGAGAAGAGGGAAGTCGGCTACCTTCGGCTACTCGAAGCACGGGAGAAGATACGCGAGCTACTGGCGGCACCCGTGCCGATTACAGACGGGTACAGCCTTACGCCTGATGACATCATCGAAACGATTAATAAAGGGGATATGACGTACATAGTCAACTTCAATGTTGACATATGGCAACGTAGACCCGAACCCGAAGGCGAATACATGGAAGAACTCGAAGTCAACGGACAGCAAGACCACTAAGACCCGTCATATACGGGTATTTTTTATTATGAAAGGGGTACACAATGGCAATTGGGTTACCGAACATCGATATTGTTTTCTTGCAAAAAGCAGTATCGGCTGTAAAGCGTTCTGAACGTGGCACGGCTTTAATCATCTTGAAAGACGACAAACAAACCGAAATCGGCTATGACATCTTCAAGTTTGAAGCCGATATTACGGATAAAAAGTACAACGCAGATACGATTAAGCTCTTGAAGCGGTGCTTTTACGTGAACGTGAATAAAATCGTAGTGTTGCACGTTCCGACGAAAACGACGGCATTTGCCGATATTAAGCAAGTAATTGACCGAATCAAATACAACTGGGCTTGTACTACAGTCGCCGAATGGCAAACGGATCTAGTTTCGTATACTAAGAGCCGTAATGTTATCAGCAAGGGCAGAAAAGTCAAGTGCTTAGTCGCTAATGTGACAGTGGCTGATGATAAGCACGTCGTTAACATGAAAGGGCAGTACGTGCATGAAGCGGACGCTGACAGCAAGACCAATGTAAAAATGACGGACTACTTACCGCGTATTGTGTCGATTCTCGCCAACCTTCCCATGAACCGCAGTATCACATATTACGAATTGGAAGACCTCGACTATGTGGATAATTCCTTCATCACAAACGAAAAGGACGCGAACAAGTGGACTGATGAAGGGTGGCTTCTTCTCATCAATGACGATGAAGACAATGTTGTCCGTGTCGGTCGTGGCGTGAATACGCTTACAAGCTTTACTTCGACGGATACGGAAGACATGAGAAAAATCATCATCGTTGAGTCTATGGACTTAATGCTTGAAGATTTGTACACGACATTCAAAGAATACTATGTAGGCAAGTATAAGAACCATCTCGATAATCAGTACTTGTTCATCTCGGCGGTCAATTCCTACTTCAAGTCGTTGACTAAGGTCGTGAACGGTGAAGTTCTCGATCCCGAATATGACAACCATGCCTTTGTTGACGTGGAAAATCAGCGTGACGCATGGCTATCGGTCGGAAAGACAGAAGCAGAGGACTGGGATGAAGACAAAGTCAAGAAGATGAGCTTTAAGTCTACTGTATTTTTGGCAGCCAAGATTAAAATTCTTGACGCAATGGAAGACCTTAGCTTCCAGATTACTATGGAATAGGGGGTAAATCATGGCGAATAATAAAGAAATTCACAACCAGATTCTCCGCGGTCAGTTCGGTAAGATATGGATTGACGGGGAATTATACGCCAATGTAAAGAGCTTTGAAGCGAAAATATCGCTAAAGTATGAAGCGGTAGACATTAACGGTGAAATGGGCGTACATCAACGATTGGTAGGATTCGAAGGAGCGGGGACAATCGTACTTCATAAGATTGATAGCCGCGTAGCACAGAAGATAGCGGGGAAAATCAAGAACGGGTCTGTTCCTGATATCAAGATAGTATCGAAGATTACTGACCCGGACGTAAACGGAGCGGAACGTATTGAGCTTACTGGCGTGACGCTCGACGAGTTGGCACATTCGTTTGAAAACAAGAAAGTTCAAGAAGAGTCTTATCCGTTTAAATTCGCGGATTACAACTATCTCGACTATATTCTGTAATTAAGTTGGGCGGGGGAAACCCCGTCCGCTTCTTTTTATGAGGTGATCTAAAATGAGTAAAATCAAACTTGAAGATTTACTAAACCGTAAGATGAATGAAGGCTTCCAGTCTAAAGAAGTATACGTAAAGGGCTTAGGTGGTGAGATTACAATCGTCAAGCAACCGCTTCCGACTGTGCTTAGACTCATGGACGACATCAAGCAAGATGACATGACGTTATCGGCGGTTATGGATTCTATGGTACAGCTTATCTATAATTGTGTGCCGCTGTTTAAGAATAAGGAATTACAGGCAAAGTACGAATGTGCTGAACCTACCGACGTGGTGTACAAAGTCTTGAACGACAGTGTGGAAGATATCACGACTATAGGTGGTGCGATTCTTTCCATGTATGGGGTTGAAAACCCTATGGATGAAATAAAAAAGTAATTAAGCGGGACAGAGAGTTATCAATGTTCCGTTATTATATCCGAAAGGGTCATACCATATCTTCATTACTTGAGCTTACAGCGACAGAAAAAGCGTTTTACATCGCTTGCTTTGAGCTTGATATGGAAGATATAGAAAGGAGTATGCATGGCAAAGAGTATTAACGTCCTTTTGTCCTTGAAAGATAGATTCACAGCCCCAATGCGGCAAGTCGGCAATACGACTAAAGACACGGAACGGAAGCTGACGGCAATGCGGAATCGCCTGAATAACTTCGGCAACGGGATTAATAACAAATTCCTCGGAATCGCGGGCAGTATCGGAAAAATGGGGCTTGCGATGACGGGACTCGGAGCGTTTGCGGGAGTCGGTGCGATTGTCGAATACGGCAAGAAGGCATTGGACGTAGCTAAGGCGGCAGAGCTGTCGCAGACCGTTCTTCGTAACAGTATCGCCAACAACAATAGCCTGTATGATAAGTCCGCTGCTTCCATCGACGCAGCTCAAAAGCAACTGAACGATTACGCGGCACAGTGGGGGAAAGTCGGAGTCATCTCGGCGGGAACAATACGGGCTGGATATACGGAGCTTAACAAATGGAATGTACCCGTGGATAAGGTCAATGACTTGTCTGAAGCCCTTACGAATCTTGTCGCGGGCAAGTTCGGTATTAACGCTACCGCAGAGGACGCTCAACTTGCGTCACAAGCCATTGGGCGAGCCTTCAACGGCGATGTGGCGGGGCTTACGAAGATGAAAATACCGCTCACTGAAGCCCAAAAACTCATCATCAAGAACGGCACGGAAGCGGAACGCCTTGCGACGATTAACGAGGTAGTAAACGGCACGTTCAGCAAGCAAAATGAGATACTCGCGAACACGCCTGACGGTCAGCTTAAGCGAATGAAGAACCAACAGGCGGCACTCATGGCGACAATCGGCAAAGGGCTGTTACCTATGCAAAAGGCGTTTATTGACATGGCAAGTACCATCATGCCAATTATCGCACCCGTTATACAAGACATATTCGGACTGTTCAGCGGGGCATTCACATGGATAGCCGAAGTCATTAATGAGAATAAAGATAGTATACAAGAGGGCTTATCCAGTGCCATGAACGAAGTAAAGTTTATTATCTCGTCGCTCGGTAAGGTGATACGGTGGTGTGTCGATAACCTCGGCTTCCTCGTTCCTGTTCTCAAGGCAGTTGCGGGCGGCTTTGTGGCGTTCAACGGGCTAAGCAAGGTCATGCCGTTAATCAAGGGGATTGTCGGCGGCTTAATGAGCGTAATCAAGGTTGTACGCGTGATTGTGGCGGTACTGGCGGCGAACCCTATACTAATCGCAATCATGGCGGTAGTAGCCGGGATATACCTGCTCGTAACGCATTGGGAAGAGATTAAAGAAGTCGCGATAGAGGCATGGACGGCGGTATCTGAATTTATTTCGGAGACATGGGACGGGATTGTAAGCACCGTTACGGGGTTTATTGATAGGGTATCCGCACTAATCTCGGACTTGTATGAGAGCATAATTACAACACTTAGCCCCATTCTCGATGACGTTACGCAGATATTCAACGGCATTACGGACTTCTTAACGGGGGTATTCACAGGTAACTGGGATTTAGCCTTTTCTGGTCTTGTACGGATATTCACGGGGTACTTCGATATTATCCGCAACGTTGCCGAAGGCGTATTGAACTGGGTGCAAGATAAGTTACAATGGGCGGCTGACGCGATTCAGGGCATACGCGATACAGGCAGTGCAATTATTAACGGCACAGTAGGCAAATTGGTCGGCGACGGTAATGCGACAGGGACAGAATACTGGCAAGGCGGCCTTACTTATGTTAATGAAAACCAACGCGGTGAAATTATTAATTTGCCGAATGGATCGCAAGTCATTCCGCACGATGAGAGCATGAAACAGCTTGCGAACCGTAACGTCGATGTAACCGTTAACATGACGATACAGGGCAATGTCATCAGCAATGAAGCGTTTAAGAACGAGTGCGGAAAGTACATTGCAGAGAAAATCATGCTTGCCATGAACAATATGTAGGCGGTGAGAAAATGAATTTTAATGACAATGCCAAAAAAATAATGACTCAACGCCTACAGGCGAAGAAAGCGGAGCTTGAACACACGGCAATAAGTAGAGCGACGCAATACGCTGATAAGCTTAGTCATGGACTTGTAGGCAAGATACTGGACTACGCCGAACGTAAGCCGTCTACAGATATTGTATTCCATTCGGAACTTACGAATGAATACATTACGCTACCTGTTATCCCGAACCCGTTGCCGACGATAAGCGAGCCACAGAATAATGAAACATTCAACGGGTTGAGGGGCGATATTAAGCTCATCGGACCTATGGGGCTTCGGTCATTGACGCTTGATAATATCCTTTTACCTGTCAATAAGTCGTATTCGTTCATTCGCGGCAACGGCACAGACGGACAAGCGTGCTTGCAATTTTTTAAAGCACAAAGAGCCATGAAAGCGGTTGTACGGATATGTATTATACAGTCCGACGGGAATGAGATATTGAATATGCCTTGTGTTATAAACGACCTTTCCCATTCACTCGATAAAGTTGGCGATATAAAAGCGACAATCAGCATTGAAGAGTATGTATATACCAACACTTCAACGCAGACACAATCGACCACGGGCGGTGAGAATAAAGAAACGGGGGTAATGCACTGATGAAGCTTCAGTACACCAACGTTGAGAAGGACAAAGACGGCAAGGATACGACGGAAACCCGTGAGATTACGGCGTATACCAACAACTATCAACGCTCCGACAGTATCGACACACTGGGACAAGAATTTAGCTTTGACCTCGTTGATAACCCTTTTGATGTGAACATGAGCGGGCAACGGCTCAAGATTGGCGGGAAGGTTGAGTTCAGCAACCAGCGGAGCAATAACCGTAAGAGTGCTACGATGGCACTCGACGAAGAACCGGAAGAAGTACCCGTATTCCAGGGTATCATCGTGAGCGAGAAACAGAGCGGAGCGAGCAAGTACAGTTATACATGCTTTGATTATTGTTTTTATCTCAACAAGTCGGAAATTGAAATCCAGTTCAACGGCATAAGCGGAACGGAAGCCATAAAAAAGGTGTGTAGTGAGAACGATGTACCGCTTGGCAACGTTGCGGACATCAAGACCAGTATAAAAAAGGTCTATCAGGGTCAGCCCGTGAGCGAAGTCATACAGGATATCATTAAGCAAGCCACGGACGAAACGGGCAACAAGTACCGACTTGAGTACAGAGACGGGAAAATTCACGTGGAAGACTATAAAGAATTAGTCTTGAAGGACGTAGTCACCGAGCCTATCAGTAATTATTCCCGTGACCTGTCTATGGAAGAAATGCGAAACAGTGTAGTTGCAATCTCAAGTAAAGAGAAAGCCGCTTCCGTTAAGTCAACTATCCAAGACGATGAGAGCATAAAGAAGTATGGGCTAATTCGTAAGATTGTGAAGGTCGACGACAAGAAGCAAGCACAAACGGCACAAATCGCCAAGAAAACAATACAGGACCTGAACAAAGTAGGTGAAAAGCTCAATGTGACGCTTCTCGGCGATGATACCGTACGAAGCGGTCGAATCATCATCATCGATGATAATACGGTCAATATACACGATAAGTTCACCGTAACGAACTGCAAACACGCTTACGGAGTCAATCACACGATGACACTCGACTTACAGCGAGTAATTCCGGAACCTGACACGAGCAAGTACACCACGACCACGACGACAACCGCCGCACCGAATGCTGTAAGCAGTACAGCGAATGCCGCACAGGTAGACGCGGGTATGAACGCACTGAACGGGTATGAAAGCGTATACACGGATAACGGGTGCGTTGATGTAGCGGTCAAAGCGGGGTCGTATTACAATCCCTTCCTTAAACATGAAGCGGATATCGGCACGAACAACGTAGACGTTCTGGCAAGTCATGCGGAAGCGGCGGGGTACAAGGTTGAATCGTTCGATGGATACGCGAAGAAAGGCGATTTGCTCATATACGGAGATAATCAGCATGTTGTTATCGCAGACGGTGCGGGCGGTTGCTTCGGCAACTCTTCAAGTCAAGGTCACGCAACCTTTTATAGCGACGCGAATTACGCATGGCACAACGGTGAATCACCGTCGAAGATTATACGAATGTCGTAAGGGGTGAGAGTATGGAAGAATGGCATGGCACGATAGCCAAGGAATTAAAGAGCCGAACCAATCCGATACGCATAGGTGCGGTACTCGGTGAGGTGGTCAGCACGTCACCGTGGAAGGTTGCAATCAAGGACGGCAAATTCATGATTGACAATACAAACGGGTACGTATGCTTCTCGCTTCTTCACCACATTACGACTTACGCTTATCGGCACAGTGGTCAGATGACTCATAACGGGTGTCAGGCTGGCAGTAATTCAGGGTATTCGGCACAAGGAGAAGGGAAGATTGTTCTCAATGAATTATGGAAGACGGGCGATAAAGTATTGGTCATACCTGATGAGAACGAGCAACATTTTTTTATTGTTGATGTAGTGAAGGAAGGAGTCTAAATGTTTCCGAAGGATTACAACTTCACAAACTCAATCCAATCGACGGCGACGGCGACCAATTCGCAACACAAAGTAGGACGGTCGTTTGCGTTCGACTACAGGACTCACCGCTTCATATTCAAGGACGGTAGGAACGTAGAAGATACCCAAATTGAAGCGATTAAGCAATGGATTGAGTTATTTATACGAACAGAACTAAAAAAGTATATGATATATTCCGATTCCTTCGGCCTTGACCTTCGTCACCTTCTCGGATACAGATTGCCTAGAGCTTACCAGGTATCAGAGGTAAAGCGGCGAATCACGGAAGGGATTATGAATAAAGTACCGTGCGTTGCGGTCGTGAAGGATTGGAACTTTAATGCGGGGATTTTTTATTTTACGGTCGTTACGCATACGGGAGAAGAGGTGAAAATCGATTATGAACTCGGAATATAGTGCAGACAAGATTCATAACACAATGCTCGAACATATCGACAATGCCTACCAGAAGACCGAAGGCTTTCCGACGTATGACTTAACGCGGGGTGAAGCGTTCGCCTTGCTTGAGTTGTGGAAGAAATGCGAGGAAATCGAACGCAAGCAAGACGTTGATAACCTCACGGGCGAGGAACTCAGCCGTATCGCCTTCCAGCGTAAAGGAACACAACGGCGCAAGGCGACGAAGGCTATTGGCAGTATTCGAATTGTTGACGGAAGCGGCACGGTACACCAAGGCGATCTGTTCGAGTCTGAAAGCGGCATACAGTATGAATCATTGGAAGCGAATGACGTAACCAAGGGGGATACAGTGCGTATTCGGTGCATGCAGCCGGGGGCAGTTGGTAACGTTCCTAAAGGCACGATAACACAAATGCCGATTACGATACCGGGAATTAACTCAATCATCAACGATGAACCGGCGATTAACGGCGAGAACGAAGAAAGCGACAATGACTTGAGGG